GGGCTTTAAAGCGGTAGGACCACCAGGAATAAATGCCCTCGGCATCCGGATAAAAATAACGGAAGGTATCCGTAAAACCGGCGCTTAAAAGTTCGGTCATTTTTTCCCGTTCTTCATCGGAAAAACCGGCATTTTTGCGGTTGGTCTTTGGATTTTTCAGATCGATCTCCGTGTGTGCAACATTTAAATCGCCGCAGAGAATGACCGGATTTTTGCTGTCGAGCTGAAGAAGATAAGCGCGGAAAGCATCTTCCCATTCCATGCGGTAGGGAAGCCGCGCCAGTTCGTTCTGGGAGTTTGGAGTGTAACAGGTGACAAGGTAGAAGCTGTCATATTCGAGGGTGATCACTCGACCTTCGGTATCGCAGATTGCGGTGCCGATGCCGCGTGTGACCTGAAGAGGTTCGTGTTTTGCAAAGATTGCCGTGCCGGAGTAGCCTTTTTTCTCGGCGTAATTCCAGTACTGGTGGTAGCCCGGCAGATCAAGTGCGATCTGTCCTTCCTGCAGCTTGGATTCCTGGATGCAGAAAAAATCGGCATCTGCGGCATGAAAATAATCGAGAAATCCTTTTTGTACACAGGCGCGCAGCCCGTTAACGTTCCATGAGATAAGTTTCATTTCTGATGTCCTCCTGAGTTGCTTTTATACAAATTATATACATATGGGAAAGAAAGTACAAGTCTTGTTACTGCTTGCAGGGGAACAATAACCAGGCTTCTGAAAAAAGTACTTGACGCATGGCCTGTGCTATGATAGTATAATACACGGTTCGTTGGTCAAGCGGTTAAGACGCCGCCCTCTCACGGCGGAAACACGGGTTCGATTCCCGTACGGACTGTTTTAAAAGTCGCATAAACACTGTGTTTGCGGCGTCTTAAAAAACTTTGGTACTCAAAATGGTACTCAAAAAACTGAACACAAAAGAAAGGAGTCTGCACAAGTGCTTTAGATTCTTTTCTGTAAATGGTAGAATTGGAACGCTTTTGGCGTTCTTTTTTTATGCGGTTTTTCTGCTTATTTTTTGCGGAAGAACCGTATTTTTTTATGCAAAAATATAAGCATAGGAGGGATGCGGAATGTTATTTACGGATGAAATTCTTGAAAAAATCTTAACGAGAGAAGATGTGTCAAAGGTTCCGCTTGTGTATCAGTCAGCAATGATTCACGCAATTAAGGAAGTATTGGAGGAAGAGAATGTATCAGATGCAAAATCAGAATATGGCATTTAACCCAAACCCAAGCTATGCGGCTTATCAGTACAACCCAATGCAGAGGTTTCAACAGCCAGAGCCACAGATTCCGCAGATGCAACCGCAGTTTCTTGGAATCCAAGGAAAAGTAGTACAGTCGGAATCGGCAATCATGGCGAATGATGTACCTATGGATGGAAGCGTTGCGTTTTTCCCAATGCAGGACATGAGCGCAATCGTTGCAAAACAATGGGACGCCAATGGAACAATCAGAAAGACCGTTTACAAGCCTTTTAATGAGCAGATGGCAGATTCTTTGAGTGACGATAAAAAAATCGAAATAGGGCTATCTGATGATGCGACAAAGGCTATTACTGACAAGTTGGATTGTTTGTTTGGAAAGATGGAAGAGTTGGAAGATAAGTTATCTTCGCAAACGCAAAGAAAATCTTCACGAACACAAAAGGAGAGTGAGTCTTAATGAATCCTATGCAGATGTTACAGGGAATGAGAAACCCACAGCAGTTTTTACAACAAATGATGGGGAATAACAGCGTAATGAACAACCCTATGGCTCGTAACGCTATGCAGATGGCACAAAAGGGAGATTCCAAGGGCATCGAGCAGATGGCTAGGAATTTGTGCAAAGAAAAGGGAATTGACGCAGATAAGGCTTTTGAGTCGTTTAAAAGCCAATTAGGAATGTGATACTAATTCTTGCAAGATTATGTATATAAAAAATGAATTATGGAGGTAAATTCTATGTTTAACACAGGTAATTGTGCATCTGTTCCGCTTGTTGCGAACATTGACGGAAACGGAAATAACAACGGATGGGGAGCAGAAGGCTCATGGTTATGGTTCATTATCGTTATCTTTGCTATCTTCGGATGGGGCGGATTCGGCAATGGATTTGGCGGTAACGGAATGAATGGTGGTGTCGGAAGCGAAATCCAGCGCGGATTTGATAATCAGGCGGTTGTGTCAAAACTTGACGGCATTACAAACGGAATTTGCGACGGATTCTATGCAGTTCAAAACGGCATGAATGGCATCAACACAAACATTTTGCAGACCGGATTTGGCATTCAGCAGGCTATCAATGCTGATACAGTCGCTAATATGCAGAATACAAACGCATTACAGTCACAGCTTGCTAACTGTTGCTGCGAAACAAGAGAAGCTATCCAAGGCGTAAACTACAACATGGCAACTAACACTTGCGCGTTGCAGAATACCATGAACAGCAACACGAGAGACATTATCGACAGTCAGAACGCAGGAACACGCGCTATTCTCGATTATCTCTGCAATGAGAAAATCTCTAGCTTACAGGCAGAAAATAGCGATCTGCGCAGAGCGGCTTCACAGGATCGCCAGAGCGCACTGCTTACAACTCAGATGGCAGCTCAGACGCAGCAGATTATCAATGCAGTAAATCCGTCTGCTATCCCGGCATATGTCGTACCTAACCCAAATGCTTATGCATATGGATGCGGATGCAACACCGGTTGCGGATGCTAAAACTAAATAATTGAGTATCTTAATTGAGTTTAACTCAATCATGTCTGCTATGCAGTATTACTTATAATCAAAGGGCAGACTGTAATGTTTGCCCTTATTTTTTAGAAAGAGAGGTAAAAATAATGGAAGTAACAGGAATTGCATTACAAACCGTTGCTGCTGGAGAAGATGTGGCATTCACAGAAACAGCAGTAAACGGAACAAAATGTATCGTACACAGACAGGGAAGTGGAATTATCAAGTTAAGAGGTATCACCAATCAGTGCAAGGCTAGATTTTTGGTATCGTATTCCGGAAACATTCAGATCCCGACAGGCGGAACAGTTGGAGAGATTTCGCTTGCAATCGCGGTTGACGGAGAGCCTTTGCAGTCAACAAAGATGATCGTAACCCCAGCCGCAGTTGAGAATTTCTTTAACGTATCAGCACAGGCATACGTTGATGTGCCTTGCGGTTGTTGCAGTACCGTAGCCGTGCAGAATACATCCACGCAGGCTATCGAGGTTCAGAACAGTAATTTGATTGCAGTAAGGGAGGCTTGATATTATGCATAAGTTTGCGAAACAGATTATGGATTGCGTGAAAGCCCACGTTGACGGCATCGGAATTGAGAATTTCGAGGGTCAAAACCTTGATGATCTCAAGGATTGGACGGAGATTGCAAAGAATATCGTATGCTTTGACAAGGACTACAACATTGTTGAAGCCATGAAAAAGTCTGAAGATGAAGAAATCATGCGCATGGTGGAAGAATTTGGGGATTATCCGGGAAGAAGATACTACAATGAGTACCGGTACTCAAACGGAAGATTCGCGCCGAAAGGGCGTGGAACACGCAGAGGATATGTAGAGCCACCATATTATCATCAGATGCCGGAAGATTACCACGAATGGGAGAGAATGCCGGAATACGACCGAATGAGAGACCTTGACCGAATGAGTATGGGAAAGATGTATTATTCAGAGCCTATGATCGGAAATAACGGCATGAGTACCGGTACTCACGATGCAAGAGAGGGCAGAGCCGGTATGAGTCGGAGAAGCTACATGGAGACAAAGGAAATGCATAACGGAAATTCACCGGAAGATAAGGACGCAAAGATGAAAGAACTTGAAAAGTACATGAAATCTCTTTCAGAAGATGTGACAGAGCTGTTTTCCGGTATGTCCCCGGAAGAGAAACAGTTGACCAAGACAAAGCTGACTACGCTTGTCACGAAAATGTAATAGAGAGGGCATTTTGCCCTCTTTGTTTGCGAGGTGGTAAATTGTTCACGATAAACGATGAAATGTGGAATTTGGTCAAAGTATCGCGTTACAGCGATATGCTACAGAGAAGTGATGGAAGCAGAACGGTAGGAATGACCGATAGGGACACGAAAACAATATATCTTGCGGATGATTTGCGTGGAAGATTCCTTGACCGTGTGTTATGCCACGAATTATGTCATGCGTTCTGTCTTTCGTATAATGTATACATGGATATTGACACAGAGGAAATTGTAGCAGACTTCTTAGCTACATACGGAAGAGAAGTATTTGAAATAGCAGACAGACTATTGATTGGGCTCATGGAGGTTGCATAATGGATAAAATCACAGAACTCTTACAGTACGTGCACCGGACGAATCCGGAAATGACTAGGGAAAAGCTGATAGAAGAGTTGAGCAAAAGCGACTATGCTGCGCGGTCTTTGATTTTTACGAAAGAAAATTTTTCCCGCGCCCCAAAAAATATTTCGTAATTTTTTTGTACCCCCCTGGGGTAGCGTTTCAGGGTCAAGATTCCATTTTCACGGATTCTTAAAAACGTGTAACAAACATGCAATTATCTGCGACATTCCGCAAATAACACAAATACACCATATATTATGTTATATATAGATAATGCACTGATGATATTTGATAATATTGCAGGTCGCAGGCAAACGCCAAAAGACGCTTGCCCGGCTTAGTTACAATCTAGCATAGACCGCTTTTTACCACTTGTCAAGATAGCGTTTCCCGTCGTACCGGCTGTAAGTGTGTGTTATGTTTTCCGGTCTTTGCGTGATCTGCAACCAATCGCCGCCACGCTGGGCGGTTATTTTGATCTTTGCAGACTCCACCCATTCCACGCCCTCAAACTTCGTGTAGCCGCACATTTTGCCGGATATTTCCAGATAACCAAGGTCAGCCACCCGGCGCATGATTTCCTTTTTTCCGATATATTCATATTTTCCCATCTTTCCCACCTCCAGACGTTCCGCGCTCACTCATGCAAATATCTTTGCAGCCGTCACGCGATAATTGGTTTACGATCAACCACACTTGTAAATCTCCATACGCTACCCGGAGCACAGTTTGCCCGTTAAGGCTCGCTTTAATATCATAGATCATAGGCTTTTATACCTCCTTAGATTGTGTTTATTTGTCAATGTGCGCGTGAGAACCAGTTCTCACGGAATCCACGCCGCCGGAATCGAACCGACGCAAAGTCACCAGACACGCAGAAAGGGGCGGAAGAGTACCGCCCTAAAATCTATTTTGCTTTTTTAATTGTCACAATAAAATCATCAGTTTTGTCTTTTGGCGTACCGTTGTCGTTAATTTTAACAACAACCTTCTGTCGATCCTTAAAGCGCAAGTCTGTATCCGTGTCGGACATTTCCCAGATGTTTCCATCCGTGGTGTAAATATCAAATCCGCGACCGGTCAGCTTTTCTCCGTCCTCGTATTGCATGGTGTATTTAAAGCTTCGGACGGTTCCACGCACCTTGTAGGTATGTGCTGTTTTTGCGGTTGCTGTAGCTGGTGCAAGGTTTACAAGTGCAGTTGTTGCCAATACAATGGCTAAAATTTTCTTTTTCATGACTGTTTTCCTCCGTTTTTTGTTTTTATGCACTCAAAATTGAGTAAAGCCGCCGCCGGTAGTGATCCGGCGCGCATCCTCTGCGGCGGCTAATTCAAACAGTTTTCAATATCTTTCGCAAGGTGCGGAAAAGCTTTTTCTATGTCTTGTACGCTGTCGGCATAATAATCACCAACAATTTTTCCGAAAATGCGAAGATTTCCGGAATAAAACCCGCCTAAATCATTGAAATATATGTCTAATCCTGTCACCTGTTCCGGCCTGTCTCCGTACCACATATCAATATTTGTTTTTCCCATTTCCATTTCCTCCATATTTTCAAAATTTCCCGGTTATTCCGGTAAAAGCAAGCCGGGGAATCGAACCCCGGAAAACGCCGCCGCTTGCCTAATCTGCTAAAATCTGTCTAGCCGTGTTAAATACATAAAGCCTGTTGTAGCTGTGATGCTTAAAATCTCCATTTTCAGCAATCACACGCCCACTATTTGGGTATTTAAGACTTACAACGGTCAAATACTTGTTTAGCAGTTCATCCGAGCATTTTAGGCACTCTATAGCATTTTCTATAGCACTTTTCTTGCTATTGTAATAAATGCCATCAATGTGTACGCATTTTTCTTTTTCCAACTCCTCAAATTCTTTCACGAGCTCCGCTTTTGTCATATAATCAACCATCCTTTCATTTTTTGCTTGTCTCATCAGTGGCAAGGTTGCAACCCTACACCAGACCGCCGGATGGCGGTTTCGACTATTCGCAAATTCTGCGGAAAATTTCAATTGTAAGTTCTGCGGCAGCTCTTTTTCTGTCTGCTGTATAGCCTTTGCGCTTGCTTTTTAATGCTTTTTCTGCTTGCTTAAGGTTTCCAACTCCCAAAGATGCCGCTTTATCAAGTTTTTCCCATTCGTCCGGTGTAACTTTTACGGCTTTAAGTGTTGCCGTGTTAATCTCGTAATTGTCTTTGTCTTCTGGGTGTAAATCTTCGCAAACCGGAATATACTCATGTGTTCCCATGTTTTCGCCGATATTCCAGACGAAAAAGCCAACCGGGATTTTTTCCACGATTTCAAAAATATCTGTTTTTTCACAAAGTGTAGAAGTGCTGTAAATTTTGTTGTTTTCAATTTTTACTATTTCCATGTTGTTTTTCTCTCTTTTTGTGCTTCATTCGATACTTGTATCATATCACTAATTTTAGTGACAGTCAATAGTAAATATCACTTTTTTTAGAAATATTTTTCTTGACTTTTCCGGATAGTAAAAGTATGATTGATTTAAGAAAATCTATATAGAAAGGAAGGTACGCAATGCTAAAATACAGATTTGATGTAGGGGACGCACTGGAGCGCATCGGCTTTAACTCCTACATGGCTAAAACAAGCGGATTGTTGAGCCAAGAAACGCTCAAAAAAATAAAACGCGAGGACACAAATATAAATGCAAAAAGCATAAATAATCTTTGCTTACTTTTGGACATGCAACCCAAAGACATCTTTATATATGTAGAGAGTCCGGAAGATTTGGAGCTAAAAAAGAAATTGCAAAAAAATAAAATATCACTTGCAAAAGTGACAAACGTGTGTTATTATAATGACAGATCAAAGAGATAGCAAAGGCGAAAGCCAGGAAAGGGGAACGGCATATGAAGATCAAAGGAATCGGAACAATCAGAAAAGAGGAAGCAATGAAAATTTTAACCAGAGAGGGAAAGGATGCCGTAAAAGCCGGATTGATTACAACAGAAGAACTTGGTCAGATGTACAAGTTAAGACAGATTGAGAAAGCTTCCAAAATCGGCAGTATGGGCGATACATTCCGGGAGTCTTACAAGTGGATTCCGGAAGATCTGAAAGAAGAGCTTGCACCGGAACAGCTTGGAAAGCTCGTAGATGCATTTTATGAGTGCTACGGAGCAGGGAAGAACGCATAAGAAAGAGAGGAAACAAAATGAAAAGCTACAAAGAGTACGAGAAAAAGTTTATAGGGGCAAGCGATATTGCGGCATTAATACTTGTTGGATGCGACGAAAACGGATTGAAAACAAGCACTCTTGATTTTGGCGAAGACGGAAGCTATATGGCATACGTTGTTGACGAGGACGCGGAGATAGGTGCGCATTATAAAAAAGTCGCCGAGTTTAAGCACTGGCTCAAGATTTATGATGACGACGAATTGACATACCGGGTTAATGCACAGGAGATAAACATATATTGCGCCGGAGATTTTGGCTGTATTATCCAAACAATCGGCAGATACTAAAGACAGAGAAAAGAAATCGAGTGGGAAAGATTAAGCATCTGACCCACTCTTTTTCTATCACTCGAAATGCTATTATTTCAATCCTTGTATCCGGGGAATTGCTCCAGATACCACGTACAGAGCATCCACTGCACGCGACACAAAAACATAAATTAAATGTTTTGCTTTTACTAAAAAGACTATTGTTTCAATCCGTGTCCACCGGAATCGCTGGTGGAACCACAGCGGCAAGCATCCATGCCGTGCGACATATCTATACTTTATCATCAGATCGGGAAAAATGCAAGTAAATATTTTCAAACAAGGGCAGCTTTTCAGGCTGCATTTTCTTTTTGTCATGTCCAAAATCAACAACGCATCCGGGCATATCTTACAAAATCTCCGAAAAACCGTAAACAAACCGTAAAACTTTTCTTAAATTTTTATAAACAAGGCTAGGTTCATTAGGTCTTTGACAAGTCCGAAAATGATAGAATAGTATTAGTTTTTGGTAAAAATCGTCTGACAATCATCTGACATAAGGCGAGATAATCGTCTGACGTCGCTTTTTCAGAACTATGTTCTCTTTCTCTCTCTTTTTCTTAATCTTTTAAATTAATAATACTACACTGTATTTAAAGCCTATAGGTTTATAGTAAGTGTATATCCGCGCACACGTGCGGCGTAAGTATATAATACCACCTTAAAAAATTGGGGGTTGACTTTAAACCCGGAAATAGTGTATACCAAAAGCAGAGAGATTAAACAGATTGGAGGTGTGAATATATGCAGGATATAGAGAGTGTAGAGAATGTAGATCTTACAACCCTTATAGTGGATCTAGGTACAGTACAGATATATACATCAACTGTACAAGACTTAATAGACAACGCTTGTATAGAATTTCACATCGAAGACCTGTTAAAAGCCGGGCAGAGACAGTGGAAAGCTGTAATGCAGTATGTAGGTATGCATTTATTCCCGGATACGAAAGTATTAAAGGACAAGAGTTTAAGTCCTCTTAACAATGGGACTATACCGACTAACTGTAATAGATATGACAGAGAGGTATTATATAAACTCTGTGATTATTATATATATATATCCAATGTATACAGCAAGTTGGTAAGTACAGTAGCATTCAGTTATTTTTGCAATATACCAACAACAACGTTTGACCTGTGGAAAGACGAGGAATCAAGTTCGGTGGCTTTTAAGATTTGGCAAAAATTGCAGCGATCCCGTAAGGATTGCATCCTAGATCGTGCGTATGACTCCAACAGCCCTGTCGGCACTATGTTTGTGGGAAACAATGAATTCGGCATGAATCAGCCCGGCATTGGAGATAACGCCACCCAAAGAAGGGCAATCACAGCGCAGGAGCTGCCAAGATTGGACGAAAAAAAGAGCCAAGAATTGCACGCAATTGATACACAATTTGTCGGCGTGGCTGCAAATAACACGGTCTAAATTGTGTGTGATTATTCTACAATTCACAAATGCAGTAATATCAACGGGTGTAGCGTTTCAACTATTCGTGAACTATTCGGAAAAGTTAGGTTTTGCGAATAGTTGCAAGGGTATGACATGAATTGTATTAAAACAATTTGATTTTCACACAATGACAACAAAACGAAACGGAAAATATTTTAGATTTTCATGTTTGCAGAAAAAGGATGGGGAGGGGGTCTGGCAGAAAGACCACCGGGCGGCTACTAAGTCCCTCAAATTCCTCAAAAAATAAAAAGCCACTTACAACACCCATTGACTTTTTACAACAATTAGCTTAATATAAACATAAACAATTCACTTTCACGTTGCGAATCGCAACTAAATTTCCAAAAAAATTTTAAAAACAAAAAAGAGTATTTCAGACAGGAGAATGACATATGACCGGAAATGAGTATCAGAAATTAGCCATGCGGACAAATGATCGCAAGGCGACAGAAAGAATTTCGGATAAACTTGATTTGCTTAAATCTTGCAAGAAGAACAATATCGCATCGTTGCAAGATTACGACCTTGGCGGAATCTTTAATGCTTGCCTTGGACTATCCGGTGAAGTTGGAGAATTTAACGACATAATCAAAAAATGGATTTTCCACGAGAAGCAGCTTGATATTGACCACGCAAAGAAAGAAGCTGGCGATATTTGTTGGTATCTTGCAATGCTTTGCGAATCTTTCGGCTGGAGTCTTGATGAAATCATGCAAATGAACGTAGACAAGCTTAAGGCGCGTTACCCGGAAGGGTTTGACATTGAAAGAGCAAACCACAGAGCGGAAGGTGATGTTTAATGGCAAGCTGCAGCAATGAGTTGATGAAAACCGAGTATTCCGAAACCTTTGATGAAAAACGCAAAGGTTTGATTGAGCAGTCATATTACAAATACGGACCAGCAAGAATGAATTTTGCAAACGGAAATGTGGATGCAATCGAAAGTTTGAAAATGTGCCTTGCCAAGTTTGAAGAGACCGGAAACCTTGAATACCTGTGCGATGTTGCAAATTACGCTATGTTCCGGTTTATGTTTCCACAGCAGGGCGAGTATTTCGAACATACGGACTCTGATTCATCTGCCGGGATCTTCGGCATGAGCGTGAATGAAATGGAACGATTCAAACAGGAACACAGCTTTGAGGATGGGAGATATTGATATGATTTTAAATATAATCGCTACGGCGATAGATGCCCTTGTAATACTTGGACTTATGGGAGGACAGGTAAAACAAAAAGACAATTCAAACGCAATTGGTTATTTGCTTTCATACGCGATCTTTGCAATGAATATTATGGTCATTTGGAAATGATGGGCTATCGCCAAGCGGTAAGGCACAGGATTTTGATTCCTGCATTCCGGGTTCGAATCCCGGTAGCCTAATTGGTTGCATGCTGACGTTTCATGTAGCCACGTATGTTTTTCATATGTACTTGAACCCTTGGTTGAGTGATTCAAGCATTTGGGTTGCTCCTTTCGCCACTAGGACGATTCTGTTAAGGACGGTGCGAGACCGTCCGGTGGTATTCTATCATGCGTCTATCCCACGGAGCATGATCGTGTAACGCATAGCACGTAAAACATATTGCTAACCGTCTTGTGGCGGTTCTGGGGAAGCGGCAACGATTGGCGGTGTTGCGGCTGACTGTAAATCAGTTCCCAAGTGGTAAACATTGGAGGTTCAATTCCTCTCTTCCCCACGCGCGAAAGCAAGATCGCAACTTGTAAGTAGGGTTTTGGCGGCATAGTGCGAGATCAGTTCGATTCTGATTAATGGCGGTTAATAGCATTGATAAGGCTAGCAAAGGCATGTGAAAATGCTATGTGGGTTCGATTCCTATGCTTGGAGCGAGTGAGGTGCAAGTCATTACGTCAAAAGCGTCCGTCTCATTACCGGATAGAGTGTTGGTAGCGAAATCCAACTCGAAATAAAAAATACGCCACATAGTCAGCGAGAGTCCCAAGGGACCGTCTGATTATGTGGAAACGCTATAAGATTGGTTAGTCGAGTGGTAAGACACCACCCTTTCATGGTGGTAACACGAGTTCAAATCTCGTACCAATAATGGGCGATGTTGCCAGTACACCCCTAGTGTGTTTGTTACAGAAATACAGGTGCTAATCAATATACCGGTTAAACTTAGCACAGGGAACTGGATTGAGCGGTTGCCATTCAAAAGATGGCGCAAACCGCTGACTAAAAGAAACTTGCACTTGGGGTAGTGTGGAGCAAGTAAAAAACGGAAACTGCTCGGCTATGCAGATATGGTGTAATGGTATCGCAGGAGATCGCTAATCTCTCCAACGAGTAAAATCGTTGTCAAGGTTCGAGTCCTTGTATCTGCGCTCTTGCCCGAGCGAAAATCCTAGGTATGCCTTGGGTGTTGATGTGTGACGGAATAGGTAAACGGAATTGTCGTAGAGAATTGGTTGAAACCGACAACATAGATGACCAGATTGTACACTCCTGCGAGGTTCAAATCCTCGCCACATCAATTCCTTATCTCCACTTAGTCGGGTGCTACTGCAGTAGTTCCGGTCGATGGGAGACTTATGGATGGTAGCGGTATCATTGGAAACAGAAACCCCTTCCGTGATTAGAAATTGCAGATTTGAAAGCGGTTGGTATGGTTTGATCTGACAGGGTTCGACTTTTGCTATGATTGGGGGATGGAATATGGTTTTAAATTGTGTGAATTGCGGAGCACCAATCGAAACAGATAAAAAGGTGTGTCCTTATTGCAAAACTCCATATGATGTAAGCGGATTTAAAGCTGAAATAGGGGAAATGTTCTTCGGAGAAATCACGATTGGTGCGAGAACAATCAGAGTATATCTAGGAAATGTAGAACGCAAGCAGTTATTAAACAGCGAACCATATTTCGATACGGATGGTATTTTACATCGTGAGATTCCGAGAGAAATAAGAAAATTTACTTTGATTGAGGTGTAATATGTGTGAATTTTGCTCGTATAAAAAGAAAATCATTGATGGTAAAGGAAATTTAGTTCTTTTTGGAGCTGAAAATAACATGATATTCGACAATAGCGATGGGAAAGAGGTTGCAGGAGCCGTAAAAATTAATTATTGCCCTATTTGTGGCAGAAAGTTGGTGAAAGAATGAATGAATTAACAAAAAGTAGAGACGGATATATCGTATTTGACGAGAGCGGGACTTGCGCACTTGCATATGGCGCGGCGGAAAAATGGTTCAAGACCTATGATGAAGCAATCAATTATGCTTTAGAAAAAGTTACTAAAAATTGTGAATTATTTAAAGACCGCATTGATTTTAACTCTGTAATTGTTTATGAGGGTTCAGAAGAATTTATGCATCAGTCGCACAGTATTCCTTGCGGAAAAGTGTTGTTTTGGTGGAAGAATCATAAATAGTTTGGTGGTGGATAAGAATGTGTGAATTTTGTGATAATGAATCGAAACAAATAATTGATGATAGAGAGAAGGATTCTATTTTGTACATTTCCGATTCAGAAAAAGAAATGAGAATTTTTCTTGAATATCTCAAAGAGAAAATGGACAACAACGGAAAAGAATGTTTCTTAGATGGAGAACATGATATTTTAAAAACAGAAAATTACAATGTTGTCTGTAAAAGTATTCATGGTACTCTACTTGGAGTCGGATATGGGTATTGTCTACATTACTGTTTTTCAAACAATTTTGATAAGAGTAAGTGCAACGATATGGAAAAATACTCGATGGAAGAAATTCTTGCGCACACAAGAGAGGGTGCAAAAGAAATATCGGAACTTGATATTTTATGTATGCTAGGGTTAGTTTGAAAGGCGGTGGAATGATGAAGCAGGAAAAAGAAATTTTATGCACATGTATTAATCATGAAAATTGTCCATTAGACCCGGTTAGTTGCGGATGTTCAATAGAAACTACGACTTTTGAAGATGCTTGTATGGGTAAAAGAACATTCATTCCGGGAATCGAATGTGATAAGTGAGGGATTTATATGAAACATCAAAAAGAATGGTGTACTTGTGATCGTTGTGGTGCGGAAATTAAAAAAGGAATACTTTGCGGAAATTCGGTTACAAGAAACGGCGTTTTTAATACCACATACGACTTGTGCTATAAATGTATGGAAGATTTTGAGGAGTTTATGAGAAATGACAGTTAATATGGGAACCCAAACCTATGAAATGAGCCGCAAGCAAGCAAAAGCTATCCTTGGAACGGCTAAGAAACTTGCAAATTGCAACATATACGGCATTGAAAAAGGTAATGTGGTGATTATGTTGAATGAAAAGTATGAGGACGATATTAGCCTTAAAAAAGCCGTAGAGGAGTATAAGAAGAAAGGGTTCAAGGTGCATTGGAAATGAAAACACTAGTTGATTTTATCAAAAATTTGAAATCTTTTTATCAGTTTTATAAAGATTATAAATATAACGGTGCTGAATGTGAGTTTATTATCCAGAATTATCAAGAAGTTTTATGTAGCCGAACAAAAACTATGAGCAAGCCGACATATTATGCAAATTCCGTTATTGGAGAGATGGATAGGTGGTATGAAGATTCTTGGAAATCTATGTATAAATGCGAACCATTTGAGCCAGAAGAAGAAAAAATTATGATAAAATCCGATGGCAAAACCGCACAAGTGTTTATTGACGGCAAAAAAGTAAGCTGCACGGACATGGAGTTGCATTTTATCGCTCATGCAAAGCAAAGTCCAATGATTAAAGTTGATGCACGATGGCATAAAACGGATGAAAACGGAAATGCAATTCTGAATGAGGATAAGACTGCGATATTAACAGAGGGTATAAAAATAAATTGTTGAGGGGGCGAGATTATGAAAATATCAGAGATGAATATTTCGGTTAGATTATACGCAATTTTACACAAACACGGAATTGAAGCCATTGAAGATATGAGTAATTACACACCCGATGACATCATTCGTTGGAAAGATATTGGAAGGAGAACATTAGAAGAATTATTAAGTACAATGAAAAGCAATGGCATCAAGTTTAAAGGAGAATAAATCATATGAAGAAGAAAATTTTAGTAGTAATGTTGGCAGTTGGAATGGTAGCAACATCATTAACTGGATGTGCTTTCGAAACTGAATCAAAAAAGGTTACATATAATATGAAACAGGAAGCTGAGAACTTTAATGTTCTTAGAAGATTTGCAGTAATCAACACTCGTACTGATAAGGTTGAGTTTGAAATGATTGGTGCATTTAGTAGAGAGGATGCAACAGATGATCAGGTGACACTTGTTGTAGAGATGGAAGATGGTACATATAAGAGACATATTATTGGACTAAATGAAGATACGATGTATGTCATTGAGGATTTAGGTGGTGCTGAAGTGAATAAGTACAAGTATGAGGTTAATTATATTCCAGAGTCGATTGTACCATTTGAGATTACAGATAAAAAGTAAGCAAAAGAAACCGAAGTTTCCTTCGGGTGATAAGAAAATGAGAGAATACATAAATGTACTTGAAAACAGAATTGATGAATTAGAGAGATAATCAGACCAAGAAAATAGTCTTTAAATAATTTCCGAAACACTAAGAGGTGCGTACAATATTGGTGTGCTAAGAATAGCTTTTACTACTGACTACGCATATTACCGGCTACAGATTGATTGTAGTCGCTACCCTAAAACAGTTATAGGCAGAAGTCAAGGCACTTCTGCTTTTGCGGAGGTGCTTTTTATTTGGCTTCAAAGCAGTTAATCAATGCAGTAAATGGATATGAAAATTACATACAGAGAAAAGGCGTTGATGAACAGGTAATAGATGCCCTTTTGAAAGCGTGCAATGTGGCGATTCGGACGGAAAAAGACGTTGACTACGGATTGACTATAACCGAAAGAACAAAGGCTTTAATCAACGAATTTACGCAGAAAAACGCGGGCGGTAGCATATGGGAACTTGAACGATATGCACAGGATCACGACATTAAAGGCGGATACAAACTTGTGGATCAGTTCTATGAAGTCTTGCGGTTAGAGAGCTTTTATCGCTTCGAGAGCTTCATCTACTTTATGGAGCGCAAAAGAAATTGGAGTAAACGGTTTTATTATCCGCGCCGCAAGACGCTGAATATAGTCGCTCAAGATCTTGAAGATTTGGAAAACCGGAAGATTAAATTTTACGGATTGTCAATGCCATCGCGTGTCGGTAAATCGACTATCTGTATTTTCTTCCTTGCGTGGGTGGCTTTGCGCAGACCGAACAGCCATAGTGCTATGGGTGGTCACTCCGGTATTTTGGCAAAAGGATTTTACAAAGAACTGATGAATCTTTTTACCACGGAAGAATATACATTTGCGGAACTTTTTGCTTATTGGCATCCGGAATATGCAAACGCAACACTTCCGACAGACAAGAGCGCGGACGAATTTACGATTACGCTTGGAGATCCAGACAGATTTGCAACCGTAACGTGCCGCGGTATTGACGGAACATGGACAGGAGCGGTCGATGTTTCAAAAGACGGATATTTATATGTCGATGACTTGGTTCGTGATCGAGAGCATTCATTAAGCCCTACTCGAATGGAAAACACATACCAAGAGTACCTAAACAAGATGGTTGACCGTAAAAATGACGGTGCAAGGGAATTGATGGTTGGTACCCTTTGGAATGTTTTAGATCCATTGGAGCGCATGAGAAAGCAATATGAGCATGATCCACAATACCGATTCCGTAAGATTCCGGCACTTAATGAAAATGACGAAAGCAATTTCGCATATGAAATAAACGGATTTTCCACGGAATACTATCGGGATATGCGAGATAAGCTTGACAATGCCGAATGGATGGCTAAGTTTATGCAGCAACCATATGTCCGCGAGGGATTGCTTTATACGGATTTGAGACTGTTTAACGGAATCCTACCGGACGGAGATTTCCGGCGCATCGGAGTTGTGGATGTCGCCTGGGGCGGCGGCGATAGCTTGTCAATGCCGATAGGGGCAGAATATGAAAACGGTGATGTTTATATTTACGATTGGGTATTCAACAAAGGTCCGAAAGAGGTAACAATCCCTCTTGTTGTTGGACGAATTATCGGGAACGAGATTCGGCAGACAAGATTTGAGGGAAATACCGGGGGCGATCTGTATTGCAAATATGTAGATGAAAAGTTGCAGGCGCAGGACTATAAATGCTCGTGCACAAGCAGAAAAGCACCAAACAATGTTGAAAAGTTATCGAAGATCATAGCATATTCCGGGGATATTAAGAGAAAATTCATATTTCTTGATACGCACCGACCGACACAAGATCAAATGAAGAAAGATTCAGATCTTGGAGTAACAAGATATTATAGAAATGACGAATATCAAGCGGCTATGGATGAACTCTCTATGTTTGTAAGTATTGGCGGTAATGAACACGACGATGCGGCAGACGGCTTAACTCAGCTTGAAATGTTTATAGAAAACCCAAACAATACCGCAAAGGTAGAAGCGGCAGTAAACCCATTCAGGAGGTATTAGGATATGACAACAGACAAATATCTTTCACAGATAAGCAGAATTGACCATGCGATTGCAAATAAGCTGGAAGAAATCAAAAGGCTATCTGATATGGCAACTTCCATATCCATTTCTCCCAAAGAGGTGGATGTGCAATCATCCGGCAATCCCGACAAAATGGGGAGCGCGGTATCAAAGATTGTTGATTTGCAGAATGAGGTTCAGACACTTGTGGATGAATTGGTTGATAAAAGACGGATTATCATTTCGCAAATTGATAGTATGGATAATACAGATGTATATATCGTGCTTTCATCGCACTATGTCAATGGAAAAGATTGGAACTTGATTTCCGTTGAGATGAAATATTCCTACAGGAACATTATGAAACTTAGAAAAAGAGCATTGCAGGAGTTTGAAAGACGTTATGGACAGCTTTACTCTGAAAAGAGTGCATAAAAGTACACAATAGTTCACACTCTTTCACAACATTTCCTAAAACTTGCATGATATACTAAAAGAGTAGAAAAACAAATTTCTACAACCCCCAAAGTATATAACCCGTAAAAGGCACTGTCAGAAATGGCGGTGTTTTTTATTTACAAGAAAGAGGTTGCTATGAAAAAAGTAACTATATATTGCCCGGATTGCGGAAGAATTGCCGGACATTACGATGGAAGATCTACGATAGATCATCCGTGCAAATGTAAAAAATGCAATCATATTGTGATTTATCGCGTGGCAACAGGCAAAGTTGAAACAAAGCCAATACCGAAACGCGCTTGCAGTAGTGGAGTTTTATTTATATGAAGAATACACAGTATTTCCATGACCTTGTAAAAGGCAGATACGGAAGAAAAATTGCATATTCTAACGTAGAACAGATTACGGCAGACAATATCGTAAATGTTGTCGGAAACTGCATTGGTGCATTTTATTTCAACAAGACGATCATTCGTTATCTGTGGAACTACTACAAGGGCGATCAGCCTGTATTGTACCGAACAAAGATACAGAATGCGGATATAACCAATAAGGTATCTGAAAACCATGCCTATGAGATTGTTCAATTCAAGGTCGGTCAGACTTACGGTGAGCCAATTCAGCTTATCAGCAGGAAAGATGATGACCGGATAAACAATGCGGTCGATGAATTTAACGATTATCTGACCGATGCTAATAAGCAGGAAAAGGATATTAAGGCAGGAGAGTGGCAATCAGCAACCGGAACGTCATTTAAGGCGGTGCAGATTACAAAAAATGGAGATATACCATTTAGAATTGTTGCACCGACACCAATGAATACATTTGTTATTTATAACCAATCCACAGAAGAACCACTTTTAGCAATCCAAGAGCTTAAGGATGCCGATGGGAAGATGTATAAACTCTGTTATACGGACTCTTACGAATGCAAGATTGTAAACGGAGAGGTTCGAGATTGGAAACTGCATGGTTTTGGTGGAATCCCGATTGTTGAGTTTCCGAATAACCATGAGCGCATTTCTGATATTGAGCTTGTGATCGGACTATTGGATGCAATCAATACAATGCAGTCAAACCGAATGGATGGTGTTGAGCAGTTTGTTCAGTTTTGGATAAAGTTTGTAAATTGCGACATTGACCGGGAAACATTTGAAGAAATGAAGATTTCCCATGCGCTGACGGTAAAATCCAATAATGAGCAGAATAAATCAGATGTTGACATTATGACACAAGAGCTGAACCAGACAGAGTGCCAAGTTGCAAAGGATGATTTATGGGATAATGCGCAGTCAATTCTTGCCATACCGAATAAGAACAACAATAATTCCGGTGGAGATACACAGGGAGCGGTTGAGCTTAGAAACGGATGGGATTTCTCAAAGTCGAGAGCCAAACTAAAAGACCCAATTGTAAAGTCGGCTGAAAAAAGACTTGCGAAAGTTGTTTTGAATGTGATTCGCATACAGGATCACGATTTGGGATTGAGTTTGCGTGACTTTGATGTTCAGATTAACCATAGCCCACAAGACAATATGTACACCAAGTCACAGACATTATATCAGCTTTTACAAGCCGGTATTCATCCGCTTGTGGCAATTAAATCTGTCGGACTTTGGGGAGATGCAGAAAAGACATTCTTGTTGTCGAAGCCATACTTGGATAATCTATGGAAAACGATTGACGATGTAGAAGCACAGGAACAGAAAGCACAAGAATTGATAAATAAAATGAATACAGATGGCACACAGAGCCAGACAAACAAAGATAAGACAGCTACCGAATAATCGGCGGCTGTTTTTATTTTATAAAAATTCGCAAAGTTGTGAGCGTGAAAATCAACAATGTCGTTCGGTGTCGTTGCACCGTATAAAAATTCGTATGACATATCGGAGGTAATGAATGAAGAGAGAAGATCTGATTGCTATGGGATTAAGCGAGGAAAACGCAGACAAGATCATGGCAGATTACGGAAGTTCCGTACAGAGAGCCAAAGCAAAGGTTGACGAGTACAAGACAAAGGCTGACAAAGCTGAAGAGTTGCAGAAGCAGCTCGATGATATCGAACAGGGAAAGCTCACGGAAGTCGAGCAGGCAAATAAGAACCTCGAAAAAGCCAATGCGAGAATCGCGGAACTTGAAAAAGCGCAGGCAATAGCCACGCAGAGAGCCAATGCCGCATCTAAATTTAATGTTACTGCAGAGCAGGCAGCACAAATCGTAAAAGACGATGGCAGCTTTGATTATGACGTTCTTGGAAAGATTATCTCTGAAAAAGAGACCGCCGCAGCACAAGCCAAGGAGCAGGAGATTGCAAAAGGCAGTACGAATCCGGGAGGTGGCACGGCTGGCGGCGATAAAGCCGGTACAGATAATAAGACAAATGCTGAAAAGATAGCAGAAAGCCTTATATCTAACGCACCTAAGAACAATGACGTTTTATCACATTACATTCAACAATAACAGGAGGTAAGAAATGGCAAAGGAAATGAATATGCAGTATGAAAAGACTTTATACGCAGGAGATGTTCAGATTTTAAAGAGAGAGCCTAATGAAGCAATCCCATTAACACTTGATTTTGATGGCGTGACAACTAAAAACGCACAGGGCAAGAAGATTGTCAAAGCAGGTACTCCAATCGGAGCAAATGGCAAGGCTGACAATACGGCTACGGTAGTGGGTATTTTGAGATTTGATGTAACAGAGGACAGGCCACAAGGAGTGCTGCTTAAGAAAGCATATCTTAACACGAAAGTAGCAGAAGCGCATTCCGGCGTTACATATGACGCAGAAGTTAAGACAGCTCTTCCAATGATTGTATTTGAATAATAACAGGAGGTAAATAGATGTTAATTAATGAAGTATTAGACAGTAAGTCTATCGCATTATCGGCAACAGAAAACGCTAGTAATCAGATACCTTATCTTGGTTTACAGTGGTTTCCAGAAAGAAAGAAGCAGGGACTTGATTTAAGTTGGATTAAGACACACAAGGGTTTGCCGGTTTCACTTGCGCCATCTAATTTTGACACAATCCCAACTCTTAGAGCTAGAGGCGGATTAAGTAAGGAAAAAACACAGATGGCATTTTTCCGTGAGGGAATGACAGTTGGTGAAGAGGAAATGCTTGAAATCGAGCGTATTCAATCAGAAGACGACCCTTACCTTGCAAGTGCTTTATCAAGCGTATATGACGATACTAACAACCTTGTAAGCGGTGCGGAAGTCGTACCGGAGCGTATGAGAATGTCGCTTCTTTCTACAAATGCAGGTCATCCGGTAATTGCTATTGTAAGTGATGGAGTTCAGTATGCTTACGATTATGACAAGGATGGTTCATACGCAAAAGACCATTACGCAAAGTTATCCGGCACAAGCATGTGGAGCGACACAGCTAATTCAAAGCCACTTACAGACCTTAACAATGCAAGAAAGAAGTTGCAGAAGCAGGGTAAGATTGCTAGATATGCGCTTATGAACAGCAATACATTTCAATATCTGCTTGACAATGCACAGATAAGAAACTCAATCCTTGCACAGAACCTTACAGCAACTATTGAGGTCGATGATGATACTGTTATTTCAGTAGTGCAGAAGAGAACAAAGCTCACTATCGTACTTTACGATAAGATGTACATTGATGATGATGGCAAAGAGCAGTACTTCTACCCGGATGACAAGGTTACACTTCTTCCAGAAGGCAGCCTTGGCAGCACTTGGTTTGGCACTACACCGGAAGAAAGAACTGCAAGACAGGTAGCTGATGTTGATGTAACAACATATGGCGTAGGTATTACAGTCGCTACAAAGACAGAGTATGGACCACCTATGAAGATGTCAACATTTGCATCCGAGGTTGTTCTTCCATCATACGAGAATATGGATAGCACGTTTGTATATGAGGTTCATAGCGAAGAGTAGGGGGTGCAACTATGAAATATCCATATATAGTGATTCATAATGGTAAATGGTATAAGGCAGGAGAGGAAGTGCCGGAGGAAAAATCTCCGGTACCTTCTGATTTTATGAATCCACCTAATATCACTTATACAAAGACCGAAATCAACAGAATGAGTACCGCAGACTTGCAAAAACTTGCCACGGAGCAGGGGATTGAAAATGCACAAGCAACAAGTGGCACGGAACTGAAAGAAATTCTGATTGCAAAATTTAATCTATAGGAGATCGCTTATGTCATACACACTTGTCGAACAGGTAAAGATTCGTTTAAAACAATTTCATATAGAAGAAATAGAGGACGAAGCGACCGGGGAAAAGTCCGATAAAGTTGTGTTTGATGAAAAAGAATGCAACCCTTTGATTGAACAGCTTTTAGAGCAGGCAAGGAAAGAGATTATCGGCAGACGGAACTATCCGGACACATACACGAAAGACCAGATTGACAGTGATGTTAAGAACTATGAAAACATTATGGTTAATTTGGCAGTGTACGACCGGTCGCAGGCAGGAGAAGCATACATGGCAAGTTTCTCCGAAAACGGTGTGAGCCGGACATGGAAAGACCGTGAAAGCCTTTTTGTTGGAGTGTTTCCGTTTGTAAAAGCAATGTAATTAAAGAAGATTGAGCGTGACCATATTTCCGGTGTCGGTAAAATGGTTGCAGGCGGCGCACATTAAGCGGTGGTGGGCAGTGCGTCAAAAGGAGATTCAAATGAAAAGTATTTTGATTCAAACTTATCTTGTGGCACTTCCAATAGTGCTTGGATATATAGTTTGGCTTCTTAAACAGCAAAAGAAAAGCAGGGATGCGAACAGTAAAGGAACAATGCTCCTTTTGCGCGTCCAGCTTATTGAATACCATGCAAAGTACACCAGAATCGGAGAAATACCGTCATATGCCTATCAGAACTTCTGTGAGATGTATGATGCGTACCATGCGTTAGGTGGAAACGGAATGGTTACGAAAATGAAACATGAGATTGAAGAGATTCATATAGGGAAAGGAGATAAAAGCCATGAGGAATTGGAAGGATTGGACTAAGAAAGCCGGAATCCGAGCAATCAAGACTGTTGCACAGGCGGCGATTGCAGGAATTGGAACGGCGGCATTTATGGGCGCGGTGGATTGGAAATATGTTCTTTCTGCATCAGTACTTGCCGGGGTGTTATCGCTTCTGACAAGTGTTGCCGGAATCCCGGAGGAAAACACCAATGCTTGACATTAACAAGCAGAAAATGAAATATTCGCAATCTGGTCAGAGGGTATTCATCCCACAAACTGATGAAAATGGAGATATTGTCTATGAAGGGTACAAGGATTCCGATGGGAACTTTGTACCTTATTTAGATTCCGAAGGCAACAAGATTCCAAAAGGTGAGGAAGTTGAAGGGTTTTCAGAACCTACGACATTCCAAGCAAATATCAGCAATAAGCTGTCGGAAGCCCTTGTGAAAGAATTTGGCATTGATGATAGTACATCATACTGTCAGCTTGTCACGGATAAAGGATATTTGCCACTGAAAGCCGGTGATGTGGTGTGGAAACGTTCGGAAGTCAGACGCACTGATGATGGACTTGTGGATTCAGAAACCGCAGATTATATCGTAAAAGGTGTTGCTGATGAAGGACTGACAACGGATTTGTTTCTTCTTCGGAAGAATATTAAGTAGGTGATTGTATGAAAAAGAAACCTATTTCAATGACACTATCCACTAAGTCCATACAATCCGCCATAAAGGAATTAGAAAAGTACCGCGATAGTTTACAGGCTAAATGCGATTTACTTGTTTCTAGGCTTGCGCAGATAGGTCAGACGGTGGCAATACAACACATATCGGAATCCCCATTGGGAAACACGATAACGGTAAGGGTAGATAAAGCACCGCAGCTAATGACCTCGAATGCAATTCTGATTGCAACCGGAAAAACGGTAACGTCAGAAGATAGAGAACCGTTCTATACTTTGTTGGCGGTAGAGTTTGGAGCCGGTATTTTTTATAACTCCAAAGAGAACCCAAAAGCACCGGAACTTGGCTTCGGTGTCGGCACGTATCCGGGGCAAATACACGCTTTTGAAGATGGTTGGTACTATTGGGACGATAAGACCGAAACATGGCGTTATACCCACGGTATCAAAGCCACAATGCCTATGTACAATGCGGAACAACAGATTATTCAACAGTATGTAAAGATTGCAAGGGAGGTATTCGGTGGAAAATGAGTTAAACAGTTGGGCGCTTGATTTTGAAGATACCTTATGTTCCCTTTTGAAATCATACATGGAAAGCAAGGTAAAAGGAATTAAAGTGACGCAAGATGAAGAATCGGGTGGCACCGCAACATTCCCGACGCTTTTAGTCAGACAAATCGGTGGAACAGAAGCCGGACGAACCAATGAAGCAAAGACAATCAATGCAATTCGCCCAACATTTCAGATCACAATTACAAACAAAGGTTCAAGAAAAGCAACTAAGGACATCGCAGCATATGCGGTGTCTTTTTTTAAACAACAAATGTTTGAGGTATCAAATGTAATACAAACAATTTCCAAGCAAGTGCGAACGGTTACATTCCGCGCGACTCGCGTAATTGGAAATGTTGAGCATTTAGATCAGCTATAAGCAGAAAGGAAGTAGAAAATATGGCATCAACAAGTTATAGAACTCGTGTTATTGTAAAAGAGCACACGGAAAAACAGGCTGACTTTGCGGGAACATATAATCTTTTGGTTGCGGCTAAGTCAGTTCCAAGCCCTGCATCACCACCAAACACTGTTGAGTCAACCACAATGGAAGATGATCAGCAGACTTTTGAAAAAGGAATTAAGACTTCTGATTCAAGAGAAATCACAGGAAACCTTGAAAAAGAATATCTTTCAAAGGTGGATGGATATGGAGATAAAAAACTTGATATTATCCATCTGTATGGAACGGACGGTATCGGCGGTGTAGCGAAGTACGCATATGTCGGAACCGCAACGGCTACACCAAACGATGTAGGCGGAAACGATGAAATCCTTGAAATGACGGTAACAGTTATTCCAAGTACAGCATCAGAGCTTGTTACAGATAAGCTGACTGTCGTTGATAACAACGATGGTACATTCACTGTAACAGTGGTGGGGTAAAAAGCCTATCGGACGAGCAATCGACCGCACCGGTAGGCGAGGATGAACGGTCGATAGCAGAACTTGAAGCAATGAGATAAGCAACAATGGGGCGGTGGCAACACTGCCCCTTGCCAATATAGGGCAGAAAGGCAAGGTAAAACATGAAAGTTAAGTTAGGAAATAGCGAATATTCAATCAAATTTGGTTTTAAGCCAACATTAAAGTCACATCTTATCAAAGATGTATCAGAGTCGGTAAGCGAGCAGGACGGAAGCTTAGAATCCGTAGAGAAACTGTTACTTGAAACACTTCCTAAGATGCTTCTTGTAGGACTGCAAGTAAACCATAAGGACGAGTTTGGATATGACTACGATACAAACGAGAAATACGATGAGCAGTTTAATAAGGTGCTTAATCTGCTTTCTGAAAAGATTGACGATGGTGAGATTGACTGTATTGAGTTGTTCAACGAATTAGAGAATGAGTTGGAGTCAAACAGTTTTTTATCACAAATGATGGAGACGGAGAAGAAGAATCGAACACCGGCGAAGAAAACTCCATCCAAGACAGCCAACAAGAATTAACATGGGAATATTACGTTGCGGAAATCCGTCCGTTTTACCTTATGGTAACGAAAGGCTACGGATTTTCCGTTGATGATATAGATATGATGAATCCAGAGTTGCTTAAGCCTTATGTGGATGCATACAAGGCAGAATGGAAGCAACGCGATGTGGAAATGTATATGTGGCTTGGCAGATATGCAACGTCAGCATTTGTGACCGCAATAGATGCGACATTCGGCAAGGGCAATAGTAAGTACGTGAAAGAAACTTGCTATGATTCCATCGAAAAGCATAATACGGACGATCCCGATGCGGAGATACGAGAAATGCTTAAGGCAGAAGAAGCATGGGCGGCTAAATCAAGAGAATCACATTTACCAAAACCAAAGATAGTTTAAGAAAAGAGGTATTGCTATGGCAGTAATTATTGGAAGTGCTAGGCATGATGAACACGGAAACTGTTATTCTGGTGGAAAAGCCGGAGACCAGACCGGACAGGAAGTGTCTACGCAGAAGTTTTACAACCATTCTAAGGGATGGTACGTGCTAAGGGCGAAGGACGATAGGGTTGCGGAGAAGTTAGCCGAAGCTATGCAGATTGCATCTGACAACAAAAATATCGGCTATGACCAATCGGAACGCTACGGAGTCATTAAACATGGCATTAACACAAAGGTCAAGACGGAATGCGATTGTTCGTCCCTTGTACGTGCTTGTATTATCTATGCATCCGGCAAGGATGTGGGAGATTTCAATACATCCAATGAACGACCGGTAATTTTGAAATCCGGTTTGTTTGATGATATGGGTTCTTATCATGTCGGGTTTATTCTTCGCAACGGAGATATTCTTGTGACACGCATAAAAGGGCACACAGTTATTGTTGTAAGCGGCGCGAAGAAAAGCAAAGCCAAGTATTATCCGAAGTATACCGGAAATTCCGGTTCAATCGTTGAAGCATTAAAAGCGGTTGGGGAAGATGATGTGTCGAAAGAACATCGTGCGGAAATCGCAAAAAAGAACGGATTTTCCAATTTTAAGTTTACATCAGAGGAAAATTCAAAAATGCTTTCTCTTCTGAAAAAGGGAAAACTGAAAAAGTAATTCAAGGGCGGTAGGGGTCAAATCTTACCGTCTTTTTCTAAAACTACATAAAGGAGGTGGAACTGTTGGAATTAGAAACCTTAGAGGTCAAGATTCAAGCACAGGCAAGACAGGCTAATGGTCAGATTGATGCGCTGATAACAAGGTTGGGAAAGCTATCTTCATCTTTGCAAAGCATAGATTCTAGTGGAATTAACCGGTTATCAACCGGAGTAAACCGATTGTCAAACTCAATGAGTGCCATGCGCAGTGTTGATTCAAGGTCGTTCTCGACTCTTGCAAGAAACATCAAAACACTTAGCAATATTGACACAGGAAAGATCAATGCAGCAGCCGGAGCGATGCGACAGATTTCAAAGTCGGTAAGCTCATTTTCCGGTATGTCAAAATCGGTGCAAGGGTTATCGGAATTAGCCGTAGGAATCAAACAGCTTGGCTATACAAGCTCAACAAAGGCAATTGAAAATATCCCGAAACTTGCTACGGCAATGAGACAGCTTATGTCCGAACTGTCAAAAGCACCTAGCGTAAGCCGGAATATTATTGACATGACAAACGCATTGGCAAAGTTATCGCGTACCGGTGGAGCGGCAGGAACAGCGGCAAAAAGCATCACAAGCTCATTTAGCGGATTTAGTTCCGGTGCTTCTGCGGTTACCAAGAAGTCGTTCTCTCTTGCGTCTGCAATCGGAAAAGTGTATGCAACGTATTGGACTCTATTCCGAGGATTTAGGCTACTTGGAGATGCTATTGACATATCATCCTCACTGACAGAGGTTGAAAACGTTGTAAGGCAGACATTCGGGCAGTATGAAAGCCTAATTAACAATTTCGCAAAAACATCAATTGAAAAATTTGGTATGTCCGAATTGTCCGCGAAACAGTTTGCAAGCCGTTTCCAAGCCATGGGAACTGCCCTTGATATTCCGCAAGGGCAGATGGCGAAAATGTCTATCCGGTTGACAGAATTAGCCGGAGATATGGCTTCATTCTATGATGTGAGTCAAGAAGATATTGCCAAGAGCTTACAGTCTGTTTTTTCCGGTACTACGGCACCTATGCGGCGTTATGGTATCGACTTGACGCAGGCAACATTAAAGGAATGGGCGTTAAAACAAGGACTTGATGCGAACATTTCCTCGATGACGCAGGCTCAAAAAGCTATGCTGCGTTATCAGTATGTGCTTGCACATACAACCAATATCACCGGAGATTTCGCACGTACAGCAGATACGTGGCATAACCAGATAACCATGCTTAAAGAGAATTTCAAAGCACTTGGAGCGGTTGTTGGTGGTGGTTTAATCAATGCTTTTAAACCATTCCTGCACGTACTTAATGCAGTTCTGCAAAAGGTTATTTCCTTTGCGGAAATGGTAACAAATGCTTTAGGTTCAATCTTCGGATGGAAGTATGAAGCAAGCAAAGGGGCAGGGATCAGCGGCCTTGCTGATGATATTGGAAGCGCATCTGACGGCATGGACGATTTAAGTGATGCCGCAGGAAGCGCAGGAAAAAACACAGGCGGTATCGCAAAGAATGCCAAGAAAGCAAAAAAGGAAATCCAACAGGCAACTCGTGCATTTGATGAATTGAAGGTTATTTCAAAACAGAGTAAAGACAAGGGTTCCGGTTCAGGGAATAAAGGTTCTGGTTCTGGATCTGGCTCTGGTGCTGGTGGCGACACCGGTGCTGATGGCGGATTGGTTCAGACCGACACCATCTTTAAGAAATTCAAAAGCAACATCAAAGACCTTGAAGGACTTGGAAAAGCGATTTCCGGTGCTCTTATCAATGCAATGCGAGGCATCAAGTGGGATGAGGTATACGCCAAAGCGTCCGGCTTTGGTAGTGGACTTGCAAAATTCCTTAATGGACTATTTGAGGGTCAGAAAGGTACAACGCTTTTCGGAGAAACCGGAAAGCTGATAGCTAATTCATTAAACACGGTACTTCATGGTTTAGATTCATTTGGCACAACATTTAATTGGAAACAATTTGGAAATTCAATCGCAGACGGAATCAACAAGTTTTTCCAAAACTTTGATTTTGCATTATTGGCTCAAACGCTTAATTCGTGGGCGCAAGGGGCATTTGATGCGGTCACTACGGCATTAAGTAAAATTTCTTGGAAGGATGTTTGGAACGGAGCAAAGGAGTTTTTAAGTAACTTAGATATAAAGACGGTTGCAATTATTGTCGGTGCGCTGACAATCAAAAAAATTCTTGGATTGCATCTTGCAAAAACCGCACTTGATATAATCGGAACTTCCATTTCGAAAGCAATAGCCGGTTCACTTGCATCAAGGCTTGGCGTTGAAATTGCGGCAAATGAGGGAATTTCAGCGGTATTGTCTACCGCTCTGTCAAAAAAAATAGGAGGGGCGTTTGCTACACTTGGGGCAACTGTTTCGGCTGGCGCAAAAGCCTTATTCGGCAGTGGAGCCGCAGAGAGCGCGCTTGCATTTATAAGCCCTGTTGCAAAAGCAATAACCGGAATAGGCTCCGTTGCGATTGGCGCATTTACTGCAATATCAAACTTTGTGACCATGTTAAAGAACGGATTCAGTTGGCTTAATGAAGCACTTATGCTTGTCGGAGTTACGATTACGGCAGTCGGAGCGGTTATTTTAGGGGTAGCGGCAGCACCGGCAGCGATTATCGCAGGAATAGTAGCTGCTGTTGCAACGGCAACTGTAGTAGTCAAGGATCATTGGAAAGAAATAAAAGGAATTTTCTCAAAAGCCGGAGATTGGTTTAATACTAATGTGATTAAGCCAATAAGCGGATTTTTTGAGGGATTATGGAAATCCGTTTCCGGTTTTTTCTCTTCTTTATGGAAAGATATATCCGGTGTATGGAAAACAGTTTCTGGATGGTTCAATACTAATGTTATAACTCCTATTGTTTCATTTTTCCAAGGATTTTCGAAAAGAGTTGGTCAAATCTTTGAAGGATTGTGGATCATTGTCAAGGCGGTATGGATTGTTGTTTCTGATTGGTTTAAATCAAAGGTAATAGAGCCAATAAAAAAGAACTTTGAATTATTGAAATCGGTAGTATCAACCATATTTAAGGTTCTATGGACAACTGTGAAATCGGTATGGACGGTGGTTTCCGGTTGGTTTAAGGATCATGTTACAACACCTATCAAGAATGCTTTTGGTTCAGCAAAAGAATCTATTCAGAAAGCATTTAGCGCGGCAAAGACAGCAGTAATCGGTGTATGGAATAGTGTTTCTAGTTGGTTTAAAGAACATGTAACCACCCCGATAAAAAATGCTTTCTCGAAGATGAAAGAAAGTGTAGCTGAAATATTCAGCAAATTATGGAATAGCGTGAAAAGTGGTGTTGCCGGGGCAATGAACACCGTAATTTCAAGAATTGAAACAGCAATAAATTCATTGATCGGTGGGGTGAATACCGTTTTGAAAGGGTTCAACAGTGTTGTTTCTGCGGCGGCTAAAGTAGCAAATGTAAAGTGGAGCGGAGTCGATCTTGTACCGAAAGTGAGCCTGCCTAAAGTAAAGGCTTATGCAACGGGCGGTTTTATGGATAAATATAGCATAGCAACAGTTGGAGAAAATGGACTTCCGGAAATTATGGGAACAGTCGGAGGTAAGCCAGCGGTCGCAGGAAGCCAAGAAATTACCGGAATCAAAGATGCTATCAATTCAACATCTGCGCAAGAGGTTTCCTTATTGCGACAGCAAAATCAGTTATTACAAGCTATTTTACAGAAAAATTTCGGAATTACTACAAACGACATAGGAAAAGCCGCAAGGGATTATGGGAGAGAATATTACAATCGAACCGGAGACAATGCCTATGTTTTTTAGTGACTTCTATAATTAAACGTGATATAATTCTAAATAAATTATATCACAAGAAAGGAGTCATTATGAGAAGCGTAAAAAAATTATTAGTAGCTATGGGGTTGGCATTTGCCGTTTTGATTTCGGCTATGCCAATCCAAAATGCAGATGAGGGACAGATTGTTGCTCAGGCGGCAACTATCAAATTAAACAAGAAAGCAATTTCGCTTGATGTTGGGAAAACACAGAAATTGAAAGTTACCGGAACAAAAGCACGAGTTAAATGGAGTTCAACCGAACCAAGCATTGCAAAGGTAGGTAAAAGCGGAATTGTTACGGCAGTATCATCCGGAACGGCAACGATCAAAGCTAAAGTCGGAAAGAAAGTAATGTCTTGCAAAGTAACCGTGAAAGAGAAAATCAACAGACTTGCATACGAAGATTCAAGCATTAGGGTTTACTTTACAGGGCTAAAGAAGGGAACATATCCGGACGAACTTATAGCTTGCTTGACAATCGAAAATATTACAGACAATAATATTACGGTTAATTCTGACACATCATCAGTAAATGATGTTATGGCGGAAGGGACGTTATATCAAGACCTATCTCCACATAAAAAAGCTTATGTAACGTGGTGGACAATGGATGATAACATTGTGAGCTTGCCAATAAAGAATATTGACAACATACAACTATCTCTAGTTGTCTGGAATGAGGACTCGGAAGATTCCGACTACTACGTGACAGATTCTTTTGGGTTACTAAAATGA